GCCTGTGCGGCGCCATCTATTATGGCGCAATTGGTTAATGCAAATGTTTATTTTTATATTTTATTGTATATACATGCATTGCGACGGTACGTAGGAGGGATTTACTTACGCTTGGCTCCTGGTCCTTGACGGACGTCTGTCGACTTTTTGTGGCCCCTTGCGATCGGGGCGGCGCCTGTTGCGCTGCGCTTGGTTCTTGGAACCGTCTTTAGCATCGATGCTATTTTTGGGCGATGACTGCTTAGGACCTTGCTTTGGCTCTTCTTTCTTCCCACGGGCTTCAAGGATGTCGCCATCGACGACGACGGGCTTGTTGCCTGGTGTGGGAGGTACAATTTCTGTACAAAGCGGAGCTTCAAGTAAGTCCTGGGGCTTGTACACCGAATCCAACCAGAAACTAAATATCTCTCTGTCGAACTCAGGGTACACACGTTCAAATTCTGCGTCCATCCAGCCGTCAGCATTGCAATTCGGGTACTGCTCGGAGGCGCCGAATTTCGACCACCAATGAGCGATTCCGTGATCGCGTCGCGGGCCCTGGGGACACACTGCAAGCACCTTGCAGCACAGCTCACCGATGACTGGTGTGTTAGTATCTGTTGCCAGGTACCCCATCGACTTCTCAACGAGCTTGTCGACAGGTGACACATTATCTGGTAAGCGCACCGTTGTATGGAACTTGGTGATTTGACGTTTGACGTCGCACATACTGTCAACACGACCGTGCCAAACATCCGTCGAATATAGGCGTGCCAGAAAATTGACGCCTGGAAACCCGTTAGGTACCAAGCATGATTCCACGAGCAACCCCGTGGCTCTGGCAGCCCACTCCAATGCGGCTGTCGGCAAGTTACGATTGACTGCATCGTCGCCGAAAACGATTCCAAGCGAACTGAAGGCTCGAACTGGAGGCAGTCCAAGCTTTCTGTAAGCGAGGTAGGCAGCATAGGCTGCCCGGAGCGTTTGAAGAACGCTAGTTCCGGAGCATCCTGATCCTTGTGCTGGTCCCTGATCGAAAGCGACTCCAGACGGCATAACGCCTCTGTTGTCTGATGATCGTTTAAGCAATTCATTTATCTTGGGCCGATTGCTCTGGAAGACTTTCATGCAAATTCTCTGATCAACACACATACGCATACAATAGGTGATCGTTCCGTCCATCCTCTTAAGGTCTGAAACATTAACGAACTCCGCCAAGTAGCATACTGCGCCTACCCGGGTCGCAATTTGCAAAGGTGTCTTTCCTGGGCCATACCATTCGAACTGCTTGCAGTGTTCGGATAAAGCACGCATAAACATAGCCATGTCCAATTTGTCGCTATCATTAAACGTAGAAATGATGCGACCATCTTTGACATCTGGGTATGCTTCAGCCTTACCGAAACACTTCAAGACACGGGCAATGGCCGGTCCACTCAGGAC